GTCAATTGATGAGTTAGCAACTTATGACATGGAATATTTATTTTTACAGTTGAGAGCAAAATCAGTTGGAGAAGTAATTGAACTAAAGGTTACTCATCCAGACAAAGATAAAGAATGTAAGCATGGCACTGACATTTCTATAAAAGTCGATGATATTAAAGTCATCAACACAAGTCAAGAAAAGAAAATCATGCTAACAGATAATATTGGTGTCATGATGAAACATCCAACTTTAGGCGACTCAATGACAGTCAATCAAGATGATACAGATGCAGTATTTGAAATTCTTGCAAAATGTATTGACTATGTTTTCGATGAGGAAAACGTTTATAATGATTACAAACTAGAAGAGTTAGTTGAATGGATCAATGGATTAAATCAAGAGCAATTCCAAAAAATTCTTAAATTTTTTGAGTCCATGCCAAAATTATCACATAATGTCAAATGGACATGCGGGTTGTGTGGAGAAAAGGATGAAGTAAAAATTGAAGGGTTAAACAATTTTTTTACGTAGGCATGAGTCATAACAATCTGGCAAATATGTACCAGTTGAACTTCGCACTCATGCATCATCATAAATATAGTTTAACTGAATTAGAAAATTTGATACCCTTTGAAAGGGATATCTATGTGACTTTGTTAAAGCAATACCTTGAAGAACAAGAAGAAAGAGCAAAACAAAAAAAAGGATAGTCACATGACAGAAGAAACAAAGAACGGGTACCATCCCGCAGACACTAATGGGGATGGTGTGGTAAGTGAAGAAGAGCGGGAGATGTATTTGGAATTCAAACGCAAAGAACTTGAAGACCAAGACAATCAACGCGACGCTATTCGTAAGATGGCATGGTTCTCACTCTTCGGTTTATTATTATATCCATTTGGAATCTTTATAACATCTGCTTTTGGTTTAGACACTGCGGCAGATTTGATTGCAGACATCGCTCCGACTTACTTCGCCTCAATCGCGGTTTTGGTCAGCGCTTTCTTTGCCTCAGACGCGGTAGCACAAAAGAAGAAGTAATATAAATGGCAGAAGAAAAGAAAGGACTACCTACACTTGATTTGATGGGAACATATTTTTCTCAGCAAGAAGTTAAAGGTGCAGAAAAAACTGAAAAAGCAATTAAGCAGTTTAGCAAAGATCTGCAAATTGCTATTAAATCAAATGGTATGATGATTGGAGCACAGACATCTGTTCTTTTGGAAATCAAAGAAGTCCTTTCTAACGCGTTTAATATTGATGAGGAAAGATTAGAACTCATCAAAGAGCAAATGCGAATTGCCGCAGAAGAAAGATTAGAAAACGCACGGAAGAAAGATCTACTAGATAACAAAAAAGTTAAACGTGACGGATCGGATCAAAGTTGGTTACTTCCTTTATTAGGAATTGGTGGTCTTGCCTCTGCATTTGTTGCGATCACTGCTTCTATTACTGGATTAGATGCCGCATTAAAAGCAGTGAACCTTCCGAATACGTTCAAAGCAATCAAAGCACCTTTCAAGGGTATCGGAGATTACTTTGATAAAATCAGGAACATGGAGAAACCTAAGATTCCTGATATGCCGAAAGTTACTTTTGTGGATGCTGAAGGCAAACCATACGACTTCAAAAAGTTTAACATTGGAGTGCCTGACGGTCAACTGACTATAGGTCAAAAGATTAGCAATGCATTTAAGATGATGCGATTCAACATCTTTGGAGCATTCGGACTAACACCAGATGGACTTCCTATTAAGGATCCAGAAACTGGAAGATTAACTTCTGGCAAACCTGTGTCGACACAAATCGCAGAAAGGTTCAATGGATTACTAACTCGATTAAAAGACATCTTTATTTTTGGTGAAGGTAATGGAACAATTTTTAGTGCCGCATCAGAAATTAAACAATCTATTATCGACACATTTAATAAAATCCCAAGGATAGACATTGAACTTCCTCAGTGGGTATATGATGTCCCTAAAAATATTGGTAAATTGATTGGCAGTGCAGAAGAGGGAACCGGAGTATTAGGATTTTTCAGCAAAGCATTTGGTTTTCTTGAACCTGTTCTCAAACCACTAAAGATGGTCATCGGAACAATCTTTAGACCGTTTACTCAAATACTCCTGACAGTGGTTGACTTCGTAGTTGGGTTCTATGAAGGATTCACTGGCACTGAAGGTTCTCTCATGGATAAGTTAGGTGCAGGTCTTGAAGGAGGTCTCAAAGGTATCATCAAAGGTATCACTGAAGCAATCGATCTGATCTTTATTCAGTTCCCTGCATGGATATTGGGTAAACTTGGATTTGAAGATACTGCAAATGAACTCAAAGAATTTAGTTTGACTTCCCTTGTCGATCCGATTTGGGATAGCATCAAAAAGTTCTTTACGACTCTGATCTCTGGAGATATTTCTGGTGCGGCAGGAATGTTAGTCGGTGGTGTTGAAGATTTCTTTAAAGCAATTTTACGTGCAGTACTACCTGATCCGACAGCAGACTATGCATTTTTAGATCCAAGAAATGCATTGCAGAAACTATTCTCTGCAATGGGAACATATGAATATGCAGGTATCAATGTTGACACGGGAGAACTAATTAATCCTCCTCAACCTACAGTTGTTAGTGAAGCAGTTCAACCAGTTGATGAGTTTAGTGCTGTCGAAATTGATCAGAGATCTAGAGATTTATCAGCATCGGCATCTTCTCCGATAGTTCAGGTAACTGCCCCTCAGACAACGGTAGAAGGTGACAGATCTGTTAGACAAAATAGTGTAACTGTTACACCTGCGTCACCTAGAAGAGGAAGAGGTCCGGTTGGTTACGGATCTTATCAAGATCCTCTTTGGGTAGGATAGAAAAAAAGGGGACATTGCGTCCCCCCTTTTTAGTCGTTTGCTAACTGTTCGAAAAATGATAAATCATCATCATCTTCTGCCGTCGCGACAGGAGATTTAGGAGCAGCCGCGGTCTTACTCTGAGGAGTTGGATCAAATGGAATTTCATCCACCTCTTCAAATGCAGGACGTGCCACGGAAGCACCTCCTGTTAAACCCAACACCTTGTCGAGTTTTTGTTTGAGTTCATCATATGATTTGAACTTATCTGGTGCGACCAACTCAGACAATGAGTTGAGAGAGTTATATACTGTCTCAAGTTGCTCGTCATCACCATCAAGCAATTCACTTGGTGAATCAAACTCTGACTTATCGTAATTACGATAACCTTCTACATTACGGATCTTCAACTTGAAGTCCGCACCTTCCCAGAAGTCGAAAGGATTCACTGGTGATTCATCCTCAAACTCTGGTTGCATAAGATCATTGATCTTATCCCAGATCTTCTTACCATACTGATACAAGAATACCTTACCCTCGTTCTGAGGATTAGCAGGGTCTTTGACGACAAGAATGTTAGAGAAGTATTTCAATCGACGTTTTTGTTTACGTGCTTGTTCTTTACCTGCATCTGTACCATTGTTCCATAATTCTGAGTTGTACTCAGAAACAGGATCTTTTTGATTGAGTGTTGTTAAAGAGTTTTCAATGTACCATCCACCCGGACCTTGGAATCCATGATCAAATACGCGTACCCATGGTAAATCTTCTCCAGATGGTTCTGGCAAGAAACGAATGACTGCGTAACCATTACCTGCCTTATCGACAGTAGGTTTCCAGATGCGTTCATCAGGACCGTTGGATTGTTGTTGTCCACTATCATTCAACTTTGCAGTTTCTTGCAGAAGTTTGTCGAGTGATGAGTTGCGTGACTTTTTGAGGGATGCAAAAGAGTTTGCCATATCTGTATATTCCTTATATCGTTGTATAGATTGTATGTAACTTGTCCACGTATTCATAATGTATTTGTATATATTACACCAATTTGGGGATGGTGTCAACCCTTTTTATTTAGTGAATTGATTTTTTTTGTTGAGGACTTTCTTGACCTTGTGATTTTTGTAAATTTTGGGAGACGTATGAAAAATTAACCTCTAGTTCCTTAACTCTAGTTCTTAGTTCTTGATTTTCTTTTTCCAATTCGGAAATTTCTATTTGAAGTTCTGTTAGATCATTTTGAGTCATGAGTATATCTCCAATACAATTTGCTTTAACTTACTATTGTCAGCATTGGTGAAGTGGTATAAAAACGGACGATATTTTTGAATAAGTAAAATAATATTATTCAGTATTATATCATCTTGCTTAGACCAATGTTTGGTAAAGTGTACCAGATCATCAAGTAAAACAAGTGTTTCTAGTGACACAATACCTCTTTGGAAGAAACGAAATGCATACGGATGCTTCCCATCTTCTATCACAAAAAGATTATTAAAGTTCTCCTCTTTACTATGAATTTTTGTTAGTTCTTCTTTAAAGTTGTATGTCAGTGATTCAGTTCGTTTCCGCCATTTTTTGTAAACGATATCATGATAAGGACAAAGTAAATCACCAATCCAACCTTGCCGATTTCCATCTACTGTAGAAGCTACTAAAAATTTTATCCATTCATCTTTACGACTATATTTTTTAAGTGCTTTCTCAAACAAGTATTTATCTTTTCTTGCCATGAAAGAACTATGACTAGCAGAAATTTTTCCGTTGTATTTAAAATAGTCGTAAGCACCCTCCTTGAAATGTCTTGTTATCGCAAGAAAGGATTGATATGCATCAAAAGAACTCATTTCATCACTCATAAAGGTAGTCTAGATGGTCTTTCTAAAAAATTTAATTCCTGAGCTTCAAATTTTATTTTTTCTTTAATGTTAATATTTAATAGTTTTGCGGCAGTTTCTATGTCGAATTCATTTTCTTCACACCACCAAGTAATAGCATCCATATAAGTCAATTTTTTATCTTTAACAACGTTCTCTATTACTAAAGAAAATTTTTGAGTAGTCATTAAATCCAACATTTATTACTCCTATATTAAGTAACTTGGTATTATAATACCATAAATGTCACAGTTAATCAAGTTCCATATTTATAAATAGTATCTCTAATCATTTGATTGAAATTCCCTTCATTATTTTTATATCATGAGTCACAGAAGGAAGAACTCATGATTTTCGAAGCTATCGCCGCAATTCAAATCGCAAACGAGGCAATCGGTGCCATTAAAGA